TTGAGAATGAGTTATTATCTGCAAAAAGTGAGGTAAAGGTATACGGTAATGTTGAAAAAAACATTGCCGCTATTCCCGGAGTCACTGAACATCGTTTTAATCAACTACAAGAGATAGAAGCAGTACTAAACTATCTTAACATACAGTTACGCAAGATACGACGGAGACATTTCCAAAAGTACTTGGAAGCCTATGCCCGTGCGCTGACCAGTCGTGATGCTGAAAAGTATGTGGACGGCGAAGACGAAGTAATCGATTTTGAAACCATCATCAACGAAGTGGCCCTGTTAAGAAATAAGTGGTTGGGCATCATGAAAGGTCTTGATACCAAACAATGGCAAATGGGGCACATTGTGAGATTGCGAACAGCAGGCATGGAGGATATACAAGTATGACCAGTGAAGTTTTACTCCCCGGTGTCAAGTTGGTTGAACGCTTGACAAAACAAGGTGGCATAGTTCATTATGCTATTTGGAAAGAAATACCAGCTGACTCTCTAAGAGATGGCAGTGTTGCAAACACATTTGAACAAGATTTAAAATCCAACAATATTTCGTTGGCAGATATGAAAAATTTTATTTGGGTGTTTGATCTCAAGCCCGAAGGAATCTCGTCAACAGATTTTTATAACTTTTACAAATATTTGACCTTCAAGTGTCATGTACCATCTAAAAACATACGAGTGATTTTTAGTTGTGTAGAAGATGTGGGCTCTTTGCCATATCCGGCTATTTGTTTGCCTGACAGATTGATCTACAATGGCAACTGGTACATGCATTTAGAGCACTATCACATAAACTGGACGACAGTGCCTATAACTCATCAACTAGTATGTCTCATGAGGCGGCCCAGTGTCAGCAGAGGAAATCTGGCCAGGCGATTGTTTTCAAAAATCAACCCAAATGATATCATAATGACATTTGGCACCAATGGAGTAGAACCCAGCGATGAGATCAAACAGTTAATCTATCCACAACCCTACCCAATGATTGTAGATCGCCCCATGGCCGATCAAGAGTTTCAACATCGCATTAATCACGATCTTTTTTACCGGGCACCAGTAAACCTCATTCCCGAAAGTTCCAGTCAGATTGACCCCAATACCTGGCGTAGCATTTTTGTCACAGAAAAAACTTTCAAAGCCTTTGCCTGGCATCAGTTTCCCATCTGGTACGCTGTGCCTGGACTGGTTGGCGAAGTTAGAAAAATGGGGTTTGATGTGTTTGATGATGTTTTTGATAATCACATCTATGACCAAACACAAGATCCCTGGGTCAGAATGACACAAGTAGTACAGTTGGCAGCTCGTGTTTGTAAACAAGAAAACCTGTTGTCTTTGAGAGAGCAACACTGGGCAAGAATTGAAAAAAATGCCGAACTAGTCAGACATATACATAACACTGCACTCGAAAAGCATACACAAACATTGGACGGATTGATCAATGACAAATTTTAAAAACGCACAAGAAAGTCACACACACAGTTTAAAAGTGCTCAACGATCTTTACGAGCATGATGATTTTATGGAAAGTGTCGGACGTGTGACAGATCTTGGCTGTGGCTACGAAGCCTTGGATCTGCAATGGTGGGCAACTAGAACTACCAGAGACGATACCCCCACTCCTCTGAATATTAAATGTACAGGCATAGACTTACTGGACAACATCAGTAGAGAAGCCAAAGAAAATATAAGCTATGTCAAGGATGATTTAGAAACCCTACAGCAAATCAAACATGGTCAAGACATATTATGGTGTCATGATGTGTTTCAGTATATGATTAATCCGTTGCAGTGTTTGGTAAACTGGCGCAGACTATGTGCCAAAGATGGTATGTTGGTACTAGTAGTGCCACAAACTACCAACATGGAGTTTTCACGACAGGCCTTTGACCAACCATCGGGCTGTTATTACAATCATACCATGGTCAGCCTGCTACACATGATGGCTGTCTCAGGATGGGATTGTAGTTCGGGATTTTTCTTAAAGAATCCCAACGACCCTTGGTTACATGCCATAGTTTATAACAGTGCTCAGCCACCCAGTGACCCTAGAACCACTAGTTGGTATAGCCTAGCTGAAAACGGGCTATTACCTGCATCTGCCAAGGAATCCATTGACAAGTATGGTTACCTACGTCAGCATGATTTAGTCCTGCCTTGGATTGACAAGAGTTTGAGCTGGATGGGTCATCAATGATCACAACAGTATGATAATAATAGCTGGGGATAGCTGGGGCTGCGGAGAATGGCCACAAAGATATTCTGGCCCTGATGAAATTCTTCACGGTGGTCTTGCCTGGTATCTCAGAGATGCAGGAAAAAAAGTTATTAACTTGAGTCAAGGTGGATTTAGCAATCAGGACATATTGAGATCTATACACAAGTTTTTTAATTCTGGCACACATTTTTATTTGACGGAAACAGTACAAGATATTTTTGTTTTTCAGTCTGAATGGTATCGAGATTTTTCGCCAGCAACCTATCATACAGACTTTGATACAACATCAATAGATCCTGTGGACAACTCAATGCATTTACGATATCTTAGTAAATTTTATTATGGGTTAAGTGACATTGCAAAAAAATATGCAATATCAGTCAAACTGATCGGCGGAGTAGAAGATACCTTATGGCTAGATCAGTTCCAACAAGAATATCCAGGAGTCAAAATTGTCTGTCAAAGTTTCACAAACTTATGTGTCAACAATGATCATAGAGTCAACAAAGAAAATTTTTCTATAAGTTCTAAAGCCGCAGATTTCCTTAAAAATCGCACAGATGATCCTGCTGTGATTTCACTCATTGAATCATTGATTGACAACACATTGGCTCGGCAACAAATATGGGATGCAAGTCCAGAATACTTTTTTCCTGACGGCAAACACGCAAATCAAAAAAGCCACAAAAAACTATTTGACTTTCTTGTGCAAACAGAGATGATTTTATAGTCCAATATAGTGGTATATAAATACTATATGAAAAAAATCGTACTTGTAACTGGTGGTTTTGATCCTGTGCATTCAGGCCACCTTGCTTATTTCCAAGCTGCCAAACAACTGGGTGATATCTTGGTTGTAGGTGTAAACTCAGATGCCTGGCTCACACGTAAAAAAGGTCGTCCGTTTTTGCCATTGAAAGAGCGTGTTCACATCATTCAATGTTTACGCATGGTAGATCACTGTGTACTCTACGACGACAGCGATGGTTCCAGTAGAGAAGCCATACGGAACGTCCGAGCCATGTATCCCCGGGATGAAATCATCTTTGCCAACGGTGGCGATCGTACTGACTCTAATATTCCAGAAATGGATGTCAAGGACAACAATCTTAAGTTTGTGTTTGGAGTGGGTGGTGTTGATAAAAACAACTCAAGCTCCTGGATACTGGAAGAATGGCGGGCACCTAAAACCAATCGTGATTGGGGTTACTATCGTGTGTTGCACGAGCCAAATAAAAAAGTCAAACTCAAAGAGCTCACTGTAGATCCGGGCAAGACTCTAAGCATGCAACGTCATGAAGATCGTGGTGAACTTTGGTTTGTCAGCGAAGGCGAAGCCACGCTGTATACCATAAACAGAAAATCGGATGCAGAGCTACACGGTCGATATCCACAGAATCAGATGATAGTAATCAATCGACGAGAGTGGCATCAGCTGGCCAACGAAGGCACGGAACCATTGACAGTAATAGAAATACAGTATGGTGATCGTTGCGATGTAACAGACATAGAGCGACAATGAAAGACATTATTCCTATCTTTGTAGGATACGATCCTAGGGAAGCCATTGCGTATCATACCTGTGTAAATTCAATTATAAGGCATTCTACTCGGCCACTGGCCATACACCCAGTGGCATTGAACTTGTTTAAAGATTACACAGAAACTCACACTGATGGATCAAATCATTTTATCTACACTAGATTTCTAGTTCCTTACCTTATGGGATGGAAAGGTCATGCAATATTCATCGACGGAGATATGATTGTTCGAGGAGACATTGCCGAACTTTGGGATCTAAGAGATCTCTACAAAGATGTACAGGTAGTCAAGCATGACTACAAAACAAAGATGACAGAAAAATACCTAGGAGCAAAAAATGAAGACTATCCTCGAAAAAATTGGAGTAGTGTTATTTTGTGGAATTGTAGTAGCTTTCCTAACCGGAGACTTACTCCCGAGTTCGTCCAACATGCAACCGGCGCTGAACTACACAGGTTCTCGTGGGTAGACAATGATCGCATTGGAGAACTGCCTCCAGAGTGGAACTGGCTAGATGTTGAATATGAGCCAAACCCTCAAGCAAAACTAGTACACTATACACTGGGAACGCCGTGCTTTCATGAGTTTTCTACCCAAGGTAACTTTGCCGATGAGTGGCATCGCGAACGTATTCTAACTGAATACTGTCAACAACGAATCAACTAAATCCAGTGCTGTTGTACTAATGGATGATAGCCCATAGTGCTGGGCTTTTGCGATACTTTTCTAAACATCAACATTTTTATTTGACTGAGATCTTTACGTGCATCTTTGTGGTTGGCAATGTGAAACCACTCTGCAGGGCAATGGTCAGTTAACACAGTGTGTGGAGCATGCTTGCTGATGATGGCTTGATCACCATACAAGGGCGGAACGCTGTACAATGATTGCCAATGGCTCAATGGCTTGCTGATAAATGTGTTCCAAAGATTACTGTGGTCACCTTGCCAATACATAAACGCACTGGAATGTATATTTTTGTCTGCCTCAATCCACATCACAAAGGGTTGATATTGAACACGATCAATCACGCTATCAATGTTGCCACAGATCACAGTGTCTAGATCTATGTATACAGCGGGTCCCGAAAGTACACCGGGTTTGAACATTTGCATTTTTGACCAAAACCCATAATCCCCAGACTCAAGCTCAATTCGTTCACAGTTGACCTCACAGTCACTGAAACAAACAAAACGATGTGGTTGTGTTAGATTTCTTTGTACACCGCGTTGTAACTTGTCAACCCAGGTAGCGTCGTACCCCACCTTGCCACCTTGACGTAGCACACATACAACATTAAGCATATCGTTCTAGCACCAACAAACCAGATCCTCGGTTGCAGTGTTCTATGATGTGCCATGCATGATTGTGATGCAAAAATGTAATCACAGCTTCGAACACTCCAGGCCACTCAGTGGGATCGTGGAGCACAATATATTTTTGAGCATGACAAGCATGACGATCTAACTCTGCTAGACAATGTGGCTTGGTATGTACAGTATCAATAAACAGTAAGTCACAAGGCTCAATGTCTATTTCCAAACTGTTGGCTATGGCAAACTCAAAGTCAATACCACTGGTATTGGCACAATGTTTTAGTTCATCTAACACAGACAAGTAAGTGTCTGTGATGTCATAGCTTCGTAGTTTTTTTGGATTTCCAGAAAGCCAGGCGCAGGTGCTGAGTCCGGTATAAACACCAAACTCCACTATGCTGTCGACTTGACTGGCATAGCGTTGATAGGTTTCAAATCTTGAAGGACTGTCGCCTAACCATTTGGTAGGATGTATTTTTAATTCAACAAAGTCTTGTTTAAGTTCTTGTAAGTTTCTCATAATTTTAACCAGTATATTTGTAAACAGTGTCGTGATTCCAGGTCACGTGAATTTCATAGTTCCAGGAGTTTAATAGATTGTCAATTTTTTCTTGCGGCCAGCCATATTCATCACCGCTGCCATTTGTTTCCAGCACAATCAATGGCTGCGATCTGGCAATGGTTTCTTTGGCTCCCAGCAACGCAAATGCTTCAAATCCTTCTACATCCAAGTGTATCAAGTCAGGATCTAGATTCAATGAATCAATTGTGATTTGTTTTATATTGCCGTGTCCTTTTATTTTCAATGCACCAGTATTGGTTTCACTCCATCTTGGATTAGTCTCTAGTTCAATCATGGATTCTACATTGCCCACGGCTGCTTGATGCTTTACAACATTTTCTTCTGGAACATTGCGACACAAACAAGTAAAGTTTCTGTAGTCTGGTTCCAGGGTCACAACTGACTGAAACAGTCGACTATACTGTTTGGGATAAAGTCCAGCATTGCCACCAGCTTGGATCACTAAGTTTCTATGTTCACACAAGCGGGCAATTTGTACCGGCAAATCCCAATGCCCTATCTTGTTCAACCATTTCCATGCCCAGATATCTTCGCTGGGCCACAACCATGTTCCGGAATGCCTGCGGCTTTCTCTATATTCTAAACCCAGCAATTCATCACTATCTTGCACTCCGTGTTCCTTCACTATAAATAAACGACTACTATATTTATTCACTATGAAAGCCTTTATCATTTACCTCCCAGACCGCCCGCACAGTGTTGCGCATTCGGCCAGCATGTTGAAAACACTGCAATCCTACAACATTGATGCTGAACTGTTTGAAGGAATACCTGGAGATGTAGCAGTAAAACTGGCACAACGAGCTGGCAAAGTTCTGTATCCTTATAGCATAAAAAACAGACAGCTGGATGACAAAGACGTCAAAGAACTCATACGACCCGAGCTCTACGAAGATTTTAAAAAACGTTATCAATACAACATCGTTGAACGCAAAACAATAGGCAAAGATCACATAGGAAAGCTCAGTCGTCCAGGAGTGGTGGGATGTTTCTACAGCCATTATGCACTGTGGAAGCGATGTATAGATCTCAACGAACCCATTATGATTTTTGAGGATGACGTAAAGTTTTACAGAGAATACCGTCCAGTGGAGTTTGATGGAGTGTTGATTTTGAGTCTAGGCAAAAGTAGTTTTTTATCTGACCCACAAAAAACTTATCTAGAAAATCCAACCGGGGTGCCATGCGCTCGCCCGTGGCAAAATTTCAGCATGCCCGGCGCCAGTGGGTACCTGATCAAACCTGATGTAGCCTTGGGCTTGACTAAGTTTTACCGTCCTTACTGGTATCCAGCAGACAATGCAATCAATCAGTTTATTTGTCCTATACAAATACATACCCATCTCATGGGCCGCAACACCTTGCCCGAAGAAGGCAACATATCAATGACCAAGAGCAAGGACTGGGCTGCCACCTTAAACAGCACTGTGGTCGACGATGATTACAAAGAGTTAGTTATCACTGCGTCAACCGATCCTGATATTGAGGTTGAAAAATGAAAGTAGGAATATTTTATAATTCTATTGGCAACCCAACCAAGTTCTCTAACAAGGTAATGTTGATGGACAACTTCAAGGCCGGAGTTCTTGCGCACGGAGACGAAGTCATTGACTATAGAGACAATGCGTTTCCAGACCAGCCCTTGGACGCTGGCTTTGTACTGGGCTATACTCTAGAAGATAACTTTCGTAAAAAAATAATCAACACTTTGAAAGCACAAAAAACTCCGCGGGTATTTGTTGACAGCAACATACTGCATTATGCTCGCAAAGAACATGAATGGCATCGCTACAGTCTGAACAGTGTGTATCCAACTGATGGTGTTTACTTTTTTAACGAACTAGATCAAACCAAATGGTCACGCTATTCGTCCTGGCATAACGCAAGTCTCAAGCCCTGGCGACAAGGAGCCAATGGTCAGCATATTCTGATCTTGTGTCAGCGACCCAAAGGATGGAATATGTTTGGCAATGATCAGGATCATTGGCTGGAAAAAACTATCAGTAAGATACGAAAGCTGGATTCAAAACGTCCTATTGTAGTGCGCATGCACCCCGGCGATGGTAGCAAACAAAAACAAATAGATAAGATACAAAAACGTTACACTGACAAAGATAAAGTTTCTGTCAGCGTTAACGATAACATACGAGATGATCTAGAGAACTGTTGGTGTGTGGTGGGCTATAACTCCACGCCCAATGTAGTTGCAGCCATCG